CCAGAAAGTATGGTTATTATTGAATCCACAGCTAATGGTTATGATGATTTTAAACAAAGATGGGATGATGCAGTAGATGGCAAGAGTGATTATATACCTTTGTTTTGTGCTTGGCATGAGCTTGACTCTTACAGGAGAGATGCAAGTAATTTAGTTTTGACAGATGAAGAAATAGAACTCAAACAACTTTATAACTTAGATAATGAACAAATTTCTTGGAGAAGATGGAAGATTGCAAACGATTGTGGTGGAGATGTTGATTTATTTAAACAAGAATTTCCTAGTTGTCCAGAAGAAGCTTTTATTTCATCTGGTTCGAGTGTTTTCGATAAAGAAAGCATAATTCACCAGATAGAAAGAGTTCGTACCTTGCAACCAGTAAAACGAGGCTATTTTGAGTACGAGAAGAAAGTAATTGATGTAGACAATTACGAAATAAACAATATCAAGTGGGTTGATGATGAGAAAGGATATATTACTATTCATCAAGAACCTGTGGTGATATACGACCAGAAAACAAAACGACCATTAAGTAAAGCACCTTATGTAATTGGTTGTGATGTGGCTGGTAATGGCGAAGACTTTTTTACAGCTAAAGTAGTTGATTGTATCACACATGATAGACATGCAACACTGCATAAGCAAAACATAGATGAAGATTTGTTTGCTGATCAAATTTATTGTTTAGGAATGTATTATCATGAAGCTTTAATTGGTATTGAAGTTAATTATAGTATTGTGGCTGACAGAGAGCTTAACAAGCTTAATTATCCTCATATTTATCAAAGAGAAGTATTTGATAAGCAAAATCAAAGATATTTAAAACAAACTGGATTTATTACAAATTCTGTAACAAGACCGTTAATGATTGCTAAACTTGTAAAACTATTTAGAGAAGATATAACTCATGAAGTTGATATTTCAACTCTAAGAGAATGTTTAACATTTGTTAAAAATGAAAAAGGTAGAGCTGAAGCTGAATATGGTTTTCATGATGATTTGGTTATGGCAAATGCTATTGCTGAAACAATTATTGAACAACAAGACCCTAATTGGATTGAGATAGAACAACCAAAATACGAATTACCATATGCTTTACAATCAGAGTTTGATGAAAATGATGATTTTGAAGATACATATCAAGACTATTTTAACGCACTGGAGGAATATTAATGGAAAAATTATTAGAAGCATTAGTTAATCAAGCTTTTAAATCTCAAAATGAAAGAATTGAGTGCTTAAAACAAGAAATAACTGAATTAAAACAAGAAAATAAATCTCTAAAAGAAAAGATTAATGATTTAGAAGAATTAAATTCTTTGTTTGATGAAAATGTGACTAAAATTAAAGACTATTTTAAAACTTATGTTGCTGGAGAAGATGAAACTAATTTAATGGAGGAATATAAGTTTGGAGAACAATAATCAAGAGAGATTAAATCAAATATGGAATGAATACAAAGATGGGAAACAATATCAAAAAGAAATTGGTTTAGAAACAATGATTCCATTGTGTGTTGATTTTTATGAAGGAAGACACTGGGGAAAAGTAAGTGATAAGACAAAAACATTACCAAGACCTATTTTTAATCAAATTGAAATGATTGTAGATAGTAAAGATGCTGGAATACTTGCAACACCACTTAAAATTTTATTTAGTTCTCAAGAAGCACCAAATTTAGCAAATAAATTAACTGCATTTAATAAACAAATGGAAAAAGAAATGAAGTTAGATGATATTTGGTCTGAAATAGTAGGTCAAGCAACGGTTGAAGGTTCTAGTTTTATTCATTTCTTTTGGGATTCAGAAGCCTATGGAAGAAGAGGAGAATATAAGGGTGGAACAAGAGCAGAAATTATTGAACCACTTAATGTTATAGTTCATAATCCAAGAGAAACTGACATTCAAAAACAAAAGTGGATAATTATAGAAACTAGATGTGAACTTGAAGCTGTTAAATCAATGTGTAAAAACAAGACTGATGCAATGATGATTGAACCAGATAATAACGAAAATATTCGAGATGAAAAAGAGCAAAATGGAAGCAAACTTGTTACTGTATTGACAAAATATTTTAAAAAAGATGGTGAAGTCTATTTTGAAAAAGCAACTAAGAAAGTTTTTATTTGTCAAGCAACAGCACTTAATCCAGAAATTAATAGTAATTTGATTAGAAATACACAAAAAGAAGATTCTGCTGAATCTAATTTACCAGATACACCAAAAAGTGAACAGGTAGAATATAAAGCAACTCTTTATCCAATAGAAGTTTATCAATACAAGAGAAGAAAAAATTGTATTTATGGTCGTGGTGAAGTTGAGCCAATTATTCCAAATAATAGAGTAGTTAACTTTAATACAGCTATGATGTCAAAAAGTGTAGAAGACCAGGGATTTGGTCAAGTAGTAGCAAAAGAGGGTGCAATGAGTAAAGGTGATAGATTCACCAATGACCCAACAAAACTACTTATTGATAGATACAAAGGTGGAACAGGATTTTATACCTTACAAAAACAACCTTTTAATCCTCAAACTTATCAACTAAACAAAGATATTTTAGAAACAACAAGAAGTGTAACTGGTGCAACGGAAGTAATGACTGGTGAAATAATGGGAGCAAATCAATCAGGAGCATCAATAGCTTATCTTCAACAACAAGCACAAAAGCCTATTGATAATCTATCAAAAAGATATAGAAAATTTAGAGAAAGATGTGCTGAGATTTTATTACAATTCTATGTTTTATTTTATGAAGATAAAGAATTCTATAATGATGTTAACTCAGAAGAAAGTTTGAAATTAATAAAAGAAAAATTATTAAGTCAAGGTGAAAATAATCAACAAATTATTCAAGAACTTTCAAATATACCAGTAGAACCAATTAAATTTAAAGATTTGTTTAATGGTTCAGAGTTTAGAGATTATGAGTTTGATATAACAATCGAAATTGGTGCTGGAACACAGTATAGCGAACTTGTAACAGTAAATATTCTAGATAATCTTTTAAATGCTGGAAAGATTAGTTTAAGGACCTATTACAATGTTTATCCACAAAATTTATTACCAAATAAAAAAGAACTATTAAAAGATTTAGATGAACAGGAAAAAGGTCAAATTGCACAATTATCTCAAATGGTTCAAAATCAACAAAGTCAGTTAGAACAATATGCAAGTGCTATTCAAAGACTTAATGAAATAGCAAATAATATCTCCGGAACAATAAATGAAAATATGAAGCTTAAAGAATTATTAGCACAATTACAAGCTGAATATACAGGAAAGATAAATATAGCTAATCAAGAAAATGCTATTTTAAGACAAGATGCAGAGGATTTAGCAACACTTGTAATGTCTAATAGTAAAGGAGAAGGAAATGCTTTGTGAGTATTGTAAAACTGTCTTAATAAGAAAAAAATCTAATAAATATAAAACAATTTTTACTTGTAGAAAGAAAGATTGTTTTAACTATAACAAAGATGTATATAAAAAACTTGTTAATTAAAGTTAAATACTTTGATTATAAATTCGCATTGAATAGCGGAAAAATCTAAAAGGAGGGCAATTTATGCCAGAAAATTTAACTGCGGAAACAAGCATTGAAAACAATGTGGTTGATGAGGTCGCAGACATCAACAAAAACTCTGAAACTGAGAATAATATTGAATTTTTAGACTTTAAAATTAATGAGAATGACGATTCTATTAAACAAAGTGAAAAATTAATTCAAAGCAGTGAAGAAAATTCTGAATATGCTCGAAAAAGAAGAGAATCAGAAAGAAAAAATGAACTAAAAAGAGCAAGAGAAGAAGCAAGAATTAATGCTTTAATTGAATTTACCAATGGTTTTAATCCTTACACACAAGAAGAGATTAAAGATAAGGTGGATATAGATAAATTCCTTGCAATGAAAGAGATTGAAAGAAATGGTGGTGACCCAATTTCGGATTATCACAACTTTCAATCAAAAAAGAAAAAAGAAGAAATTGCTAATATAAAAAAGGAAGATGAAGAAAGAAATTGGTATGCAAATGATAGAAAAGTCTTTTTTGAAAAACACCCAGAAATGACAGAATCTATGCTTTCTTCATTACTTAAAAATGAACAGTTTCTTCTATATGGTGAAGGTAAGTTTGGAAATAAAGCATTGTCTGAAATATATGATGGCTTTTCAAAAGTTATGTCAACATTTGAAAATAAAGCTAAATCTATAGCTGAAAAAATGTATGCAAACAAATTTTCTTCACCAGGGGCGCTTAATAGTTCTGAAGTTTCAAAGACAAAAACTTGGGAAGATATGAGTGCAACTGAATTTGAGGCTGAGATTCAAAAAGCTAAAAATGGTAATTATAAAAAAACTTAGAGGTGAAAGTCCTCTAAAATATTAAATTTATAGGAAAAGAAAAATATGTCAGAACAAAATGTAAACACACTTGGAACTGTATCAGCAGAAGCCAAAACTTTTTATGATAAAACACTTTTAGCAAGACTTCTTCCAACATTAGTCTTTGCTAAATATGGTCAAAAGAAATCACTAAAATCTAGAAGTGGTAAAACAATTGAATTTAGAAAATTTACATCATTAGACCCAGTAACAACACCTTTAACTGAAGGTGTTACACCTACTGGTAAAAATCTTGCTGTAACATCAATTACAGCAACAGTAGAGCAATATGGTGACTTCGTTGAAATTTCAGACATGCTTGATTTAGTAGGAATTGACCCTGTATTAGTAGAATCAGCTGAGTTACTTGGCGAACAAGCAGGTCTAACTATTGATAATAGAGTTAGAGATATTGTATGCGAAGGAACAAATGTTCAATATGCAAATGGAAAAGAAAGCTCTGATGCAATCACAGCTGATGATAAAATGACATCTGATGAAGTAGCAAGAGCAGCTGCAACACTTAAGAAAGGTAATGTTAAGAGAATTGATGGTAAATACTATATTGGTATTGTTGACCCTGATATTGCTTATGACCTTATGAAAGACCCATTATGGCAAGATATTTCTAAATATAGTGGTGGTGGGGCTATTATGGAAGGCGAAATTGGTAAATTACATGGTGTTAGATTCATTGAAACAACAGAAACACTAGTAAAAACACCTGGTTCAGTA